GTTGATCCCGGCGGGGTAGTTCCGCAGGATCGCGTGGTTCTGAAGCATCTCGGAGACGGCCTTGTAGAGTTTGGAGTTGGAATCCTTGAGGTCGGGGTTTTCCTCGACTTCCTTGAGGAGATTCCGATCCCAGGCGGACTTCAGTTCCTCCTGGGTTTTCTTTTCAAACTCCTGCCTGTCTTCCGTCTCGACCTGAGTGGCTTTTTCTTCAGCGAGTTTTGCAAGATCATCGCGGCCTTCTTCACGATAGCTCTTTGCCGCATCCCGGTAATCTTCCGCGCTAAAGCGTCTACTTCCCGCTTTCGGCGTTTCAGAACCAGGCTGTGAAGCCTCCCGGCTGGCCCGTGCCTGCTCGATGGCTTCCCGCTCGGCTTTGAGTCTTGCTTTCTCCGCCCTGACATCTTCCCACTCTTTCTCAAGACGCGACTTGGCCTTCTCGTACCGGGTTGGCTTCTTTTCGGAAGCCGACTCAGACTTGGTTTCGGTCGGTTGCGTTGTTAGAGAACTTTTCGCCTCCTCGGATTTCTCCTCGGCTGCGGGCGCATCACTCGATGCGGCCTGTTTGGTTTCGGCAGCTTCGGCAGTCGCGGGTTTCTGCTCGGTATCTCCGCTGGCCTTTTCGGCTCCTACCTGCTCAACCTTGGCCTCCTCTTCTTTCTTGGGTTCGGGAAGTTCCCGCCCCTCGTCGAAGGCTTGCGCCAGTGCTAACAAGTCAGTTTCCGTCGGGCTGTTCGAATCCGCCATTGCGACCCTTTCTACACTCTTTGGTGGCGAGTCACCCCACCTTGAGGATAATTTACCACTTATTCATCGGACTCATCGACGTGGTCTTCGATGGCCGAGTTTAGTTTTGAGGTTGCCAGCGATTCAAGAACCGCCACACAACCTCTCCAACCTTTAGCATAGCCACAGGCTTCCGCAAGTTTCTGGCCTTCCTTCATCACCGCAGAGGCATTCTGGCGCAAAGTAAGATTGAGTAAGATCAGGCTTAGGCGCTTGCCGGTCGGGGTGCCAAGAAAGGCAGTCCACGCCTTCTCGTCTTCATCCGTCCACTTGGGTTCCTCAATCCATTCCTGATTGCGGATGAAAGCCAGGATGGCTTTGAGTTTTCTCATAGAACTACCGCCCAGGAGTCACCCTGGAAAAGCTTGTAATCGGCCTGTCCAAGCGTCTCGGATAGCCCCTTCTGTACAGAAGGGAAGGACCAATCATGGCCAGCCATGACCCCGCCTTTACGCAGTTTCGGCTTCCATCCCTTGATGTCCGCCACAACCGCTTCATACCTGTGATCGCCGTCAACATAGATCAGATCCAGGGATTCATCGCCCACCGATGACAAGGCGTCAAGGCTTTTCGAGCGAAGGAAGCTGACATTACCAAGGGGCTTGGTACGGTTCTGGAAAGCCTCAAAAACAAACTTCATGGGGCATTGCTGGCTGGCAACGTCGTTGATGTCGTATCCGTTTAGCCAAGGATCGACCGCCAGCACTTCCTTGAAATACTTGGCCAGCACCTCGGTGCCTTCCCCGCTGTAAGCGCCGATCTCGACGGCCTTGTTGGTTGCGCCTTGCCCGTTAGCCCACTTGCAAAGCTCGGCCAATCCCTCCTGCTGGGAGGGCGGGCGCATTACGGGAACCTTCAAGCCGCCATCGGTGCGGCAGGCTGGATCTGGGCTGGAGCCATTTGCTCGGCAGCACGCTGTTCCTGTTTGGCCGCATCACGAAGCTGTTTCTGAATGGCGCGGGAGGTGTTGGGATCGATCTGCTCCAGGGCGGCAAGGTGCTGCTGGAGGTGGGCCATAAGCACCTGCTGGGAGGCGGGGTCGATGGGTTGCTGGCGTTGCATGGACGCCTGATTGAATTGGAAGAGAACCTGGATGTGGATCTTGTGGTCGTCGCTTGGCTTGATGTTGACGGGGAATCCGGTGGCAAGCATGGTCGCAATCTCGCTTGCCTGATCCTCGGCTTGGTCGCCCATCCCGGCCTGCGGGTCTTGGTAGAGCCTGCGGACAAGGCTGGGGTCGTCCTGCTCCAGCACCGACTTGACCAGCTCGCCTTGGTTGACGAAGGGGTTATTCAAAAACATCTGCATCCTGGCAACCGACTTCTGAAGCGCAAACTGGCGGTTGATGAAGTCCAAGCCACCCTTTGGCTCAATCGAGTATTCCTCATGGATGCCGTCGGGAACCATCTGCCCCGTCTCCTCGGCATAGCGGAACATCAAATCCTTCTTGTTGTACTGGACGTAGAGATCCCACGCCTGCTTGAAGAGGTGGGAAAGACCCATCCTGAAAATGCGGTTCCGAAGATCTCCAGACGCAGCCGCTTGCCCCTGAATGGCGGCGATCTCGGTCGCGGTCTTGCGATCAGCCACCTGGTACTGCGAGCCAGCCCCGAAGTCGGGGTTGCCCATTCGCTGTTCAGCGAGCATGCGCTCTTCGAGCATCAGGCGCTGGAAATCGAATGGAGGTTGGCTGAATTGCACCGGCTTCAACCCCTGGGGAAGGATCTGGCCGGGTTGCATCTTGAGATTGGCGGTGTTGAGGCTGATCGGGTTCTGCGCCTCGAAAACGGGTCGGTTGGCCAGCTCGACGTAATCGCTCAGGCTATTCTTCAGCTTGTTGAGCAGATTCTCTCCGGGGAGGAGGATTTCTGCGACTCCCCGTGGGCTGTACCAACCGCCCCCTGTGATCTCATAGGGGAAATCGACAAAGGGAGGTTCGCCGTGGCGATACGGCAAAATGAAGGATTTTCTTACGTCGGTCTGGATCTGAAGCGGGCTATATGTCTCCACACGCCATCCATCCTTGGAAGGCGTATACATTTCCCAAAGGATGATGCGGTCGTTGTCAGACTCGTCAGTAATGCCCTCACGCCGGTAGATCTCGTCCTGTATTTCGGAACGTAGACCGACCGAATCAGAGGGCTTGCCGGTAATTGTTTTGACGAAGTTTTCGTCCTGATTGTAAAGGGGGTTGGCCTTATAGGAATCCACCGAGACAGAGAGAATGTGGACGATGAAATCGGCATCCTTAAATTCCTTGGTATACGAAGGAACAATAATGTGGAAAGGGTCAATGGCTTCAAAGTCGATCCTTTTCTTATCCTCATTCCAGATTACCTTGGCCACGCCGCGCCCGTAAAGCAAAAGATTGTCGATGACGGAAACGATCTCCTTCTGGAAGTTGGACTTCTCGCGGAGCTGGTAATCAAACCAACGCTCGGCGGAGACGGTGATGGGGGCGAGCTGCTGGCGCATCGGTACAAAGGAGCAGAGGATATCGTTGCCGATGGCCGAATTGACGAAGGAGGGCTTAAGCTTTTCAATGGCGGTGTCGATCAACTGGACGTGCAAATCGGCGGCGGTCGGCCAGGGCTTGACCTTGCGGCGCACGCCGAAGTAGCGGGCCTGGTAAAACAACCGCTGGCGGTTCTCCCAGCTTTCGCGCTGGTTCAACGCCTCGATGATCCGCATATAGTAGTCGGCACGTTTTTCGTTCTTTGGTGACATTATTTTTCCCGCTCCCTGTTCAGTTCAAATTGAAGATCGTTGACATAATGCAAAGCACGTTTTGACCATGCACGGACGGCAGGATCAGCGTTGCGGACAGCCGGATAATTCTCATCGCGCATCAACGCCTCAACGGCCCCGGTCGTATTCGTTGTCGGGGTCGTCGTGGCGCAGCCACCAAGGCCGAGGGCCAAGATCGCGATCAATGGCATCACGGTTGTTGCGCCACTCACCCTCGGCGCGGTCAATGCGCTTTTCCTTCCAGCCGGGAATGAGCCGCAAGACCGATGCGATGATGTTGAGGATCGCACCGATCACTTAAAGTTATTTGATGTGGAGGCCGAGGGTCTTCAGGAAGTTGACAACCTTTTCCAGCGCCGTGTCGTCGGCGGGGGTCGGGGTCATCTTCACAATGATCCGGGCGGCAAGCACGATGCCACCAAGGGCGGCAACAATCTCAGTCCAGTTTGCGGTGATCCAGTTCCAGATGTTCATTTCAACCTCCTGCGTCGAAGCCAGCCATGACAGGGTCGCTCGACTCCATCATGGCAAGCAATGACCTCCACGTTGGCTTCTCCACCGGGAAGGTCAAGTCGAACTTCATATTACCACCGTCAAGGCACAGGGCAAGGGCATCGGCCTTGTCCGGGCTGGCGAGTCCCCTGGCTCGCATCGAATCCTTGGATTCCACGCCCAGCTTCCCCTTGGAGTTGACCAGACTGCGCCGACAGGTCAGTTGTGCGGTCAGCTCCTCGTCGTCTGGCAGGATGATCTCGGCGTTCTCGATCTTCTTGGCCATGCCATACCACATCTCGGCAGCCCGGTTGGTATAGGCATCGGCGTCGTAGGCGGCGGAGCCGAAGTTGACGCGATTGACTTCCCAGCCCGCCTCGGCCAAGGCATCACACATCGGCATACCCAACCCGCTGGCGTCGGCGTAGATGTCTTCTGGCTTCAGGCCAGCCTTCTTAAACTCAACGATAAACCTACCCACCGCCGCCATCGTATCGCGCTCTTTCCAGGCCAGGAAGCTCAAAACCTTGTTGCCATCCCTTACGCACAGGACATTTGAGTCGCCACCAGCGGCAAAATCAACGCCTGCCACTTTGGTTCCAGGCTTGAAGTCGGGCGGGCTGACAAGGCAGTTCTGGAGCTGATTAAGGTTGATAATCAGGCTTTCGCTGCCGATGTCCACAAACTCCCCGTATATCATGGAGCGGGTCAGCGGGTGCTTCTCGCCATACCGCTGGATCACCTCCTCGATCTGTTTCTGGGTGATATGGGGGCAGTCAAAGGCGGTTACGGCGTGGGTCTTCCACATGGCCGCCTCCTTGGTGAAGGCGCGGTAGAAGGCTCCGCTGCTACCACCGGGGCTACTTGCAATCAGCAGGCGGGTAGGCTGACACCGGCTAATGGCCTCAAACAAGGGATCGGCCACGGTCTTGGCTTCGTCCACTACCATCAGCAAGGGTGACAACTCATGGTTCTCGGCGTGCCAGCCTTCCGCCCGCCCTGGGTCGGTGGCGGAATAGCCGATAATGCGGGAGGTGTTGCCCTCCGGGTGCAGGTAGCGGATCTCGCCGGAAGTGACCTCCCAGGCACCGCCAAGCTTCGCTGTGAGGGATCTTAGGCTAGGCCAGAGCTGGGACTCGACCTGACGGAAAACGCCTGCGGTTGTTACCGCAATGGAGCGGCGATAGACTAGCGCGTGCCACACCAAAACGCTTGCAATTACGGTGGAAGTCTTGCCGGAGCCGTTGGCGGCTCGCAGGGCGACCCTGGAGTCGATGGGCGCCAAATCAGCAAGAACATCTCTTTGCCATTTATAGAGGTTGATGCCCAGAACCTTATCTGCGAAATGGGCAGGGTTTAGGAGTTGGTCTAGCAACTCGTCGGGGGTCTGCTGCGCTGATTTGGGAACTCGTCTAGCCATAACCTCTTTTTGTTTTGTGGCGCAATTATTTGGGGGGTATTATACGTGTGAATCGGTGGCGGGGGGCGTAGGGGTGGGGGTGTCGTGTACCTGCCTACTTTGCCTAGGTTTTCTCCGCCTCATCCTAACGTGGCGAGCTTTGGCAACAGCATTTCCAGAATTTTCCGATGTTGTAGTGACAATGGTTTGCCGTTCATCTGTCGCACAATAAGTATTGTATTCACTTTTGGGTGCATCAAGTTGTTTAACTTCTTTCGCCTCAATCACTTGCGCTTTCTTTTCCGCCCTTCTCGATGCGAGACCGGCGAGCAACGCGGCGAATGGTCCGCCAGCCGTATGTTCAACGCCACCAGAAACTTGCAACCTGGCAGATGGTTGGGCATAGGAATAAACACGCTCGGCCATCCATGCTTTTGCTTGCCATGACTTTTCTCCCGCTAGTTCGATTGACTTTAAAAGGCTAAGTTCATGCTTTTTCCTCGCCATCCGCACTTGTTCGCCAAAACTAGGACGCTTTTTGGTCCACCCTTGAACCGTAACCGGATTAAGCCCCACAAGTTCAGCCGCCTTTTCCAGGGTGAATCCCGAGCCGCAAGCTTCAATTATAGTTTTCGCTATCTCATCCGTATAGGCAGTTTTACCGTTCTTCGCCTTGGCGGGCAGTTCACTCGAATCCATGCCCGGAAACTAGCATAAAAATTTATTAAAAATAATGCTTGCCTATTCCAAGCGGATGGGGCAACTTGAGGATGCCAAGGGAAAATCCGCATGGATTTACCAGGGCAAACCTAAAGAAAAGAAAGAGGACAATATGACAAAACGTACGAAGACCTGGAAAATCGGAGAATGCTGCACCGGTGGAATCATCCGCGTGAAGAGTTGCGGTGAATTGGTCAAGCTTGAGGTCCGCGACTATTCAACCGATGAATTGCTGAATCATGCCGCATTCGGCAGAATCCATGAGCGGCAAATATTCGAATTCTTAACTATGTTTACTACCCCTTATTATGCGGACGGTGTTCTCGCATGGATTAAGCAGAAAGTTTGGGGGTTGGCATGAGTATCCAAGTACATTTTACCCTATCTTCCTCGAATGTTAAAACCGGCCCGATCCCGGTAAGCACTACATCCGCCAACACCTGCCCGGATTCATGCCCGCTGAAAGCTGGCGGCGGTTGCTATGCCAACGGCGGCCCGCTTGGAATGCACTGGCGGAAAGTTTCCAGGGGCGAGCGCGGAACGGGATGGGAAGACTTCCGCCGGGCGGTTGCCAACTTGCCCCAAGGGCAACTATGGCGGCATAACCAGGCGGGAGACTTGCCGGGAGAGAATGATGCAATCTCCGCGCCATTGCTGGAAGACCTAGTCGCGGCAAACAAGGGCCGCCGGGGTTTTACATATACACATAAGCCGGTACTAGTTAACCAGCGCGGCCCCATAGAGCAGAATCGGGAAGCGATTGCCAAGGCAAACCGGGAAGGGTTTACCATTAATCTTTCCGCGAATGGATTAAAGCACGCTGATCAGCTCGCCGCGCTCAACATCGCGCCGGTGGCGACCATTCTGCCGCCCGGAGTTGAAGAGAACACCACAACCCCGGAGGGGC